TATATCCTCCTGGTCGTGTTTATTGACCTGCCGCCGCAGGTAAGTGGATTAAGCCAGTTAGACCACTGGCAGGGTAATCGGAATGGCAGGAATCGAACCTGCGACGCTAGTTTATGCATTGCTCTGCCACTGAGCTACATTCCTATAACCCGGGTTCCCGGGTTAGCAAGGTGTTTAACGTGTCATGCCTGCCACGAGTTGTTTCGGGCGCCTGTCCGCCCATTTACCTTTTACAAGGAGGTGCGTACTGCCTATGCGAGCGAGCAAGTCATATAGACAGTAATGGCACGTGTCGGAAATTGCATCCGCTTTTCAACCTCATGTATCACCGGACGCTTCATTAGAGCATCTCTACATTTTCTATTAAGGACACACACCCGAGAAAGGAGGAATCAATGAAAAATGTCTATGTCAAGTGGCGGAAACCACTTACGAATCTTCCTCATAAATACATTGTACCACAAACCTTTCCAAAAGTTGTGGTACATGTTTTAGCCAATTAGAGCATATCCCGGAGTTTTTCCACGTATCTCTTGACAAGATCACGTTCTTCCCGGCACTCTGCGTCCTTGGACATGTCGCTCATTTCTGTTGTGAGTTCGTCCAGGTGTTCTTCCAGAGCAGCAAGCATCTTTCTTTTGCAGTCCTCAGATTTGCCGGAACGATAGCTCTGTTTCTGTGTCATATAGTCGTCATAAGCATCTCGTCCGTCAGAACGGCTGTAATGCCCTCTGACATAATGCTCACCACGTCTGGCATAAGAACTACCCCTGTCGTAATCCGGCATCATCCTGCCGTCATTTGCACTGTATCTCCCCATGCTGTCACGCTTTCTTCCGCGTTCGCTGTAATCGTCATTATAGCCGCCACGCATCTCATCAAGGACAGTGTTATAGTACTCCACTTTTTTGTCCCAGTACTGTGTATTCTTGATATCTTTGTACATGTCAATCAGCTTATACGTCATATCCAGATTTCCAGTGGTCAGTCCACTGTCAGCGATTTTAGACAGTTCATCTTCAATTCTTGCGCATAAATCTTTAATATCTCTCATAACTGCACCTCCTACGCTTCTCTGGTCACGACAATGTTTGCGTTCGCAACAGAAATAGCCTGACCGCTTGTGTTTTCTACCGCGATATTAACGCAGCATCCACGAGGTACATCAATATAGATGCCAGAGGACACATTGTTGTACTGGTCTACTGCTGCCGGTGTAGAGATCATCTGAGAAGATAATACAGGTTCGCCAGAGATTGCAATAGCCAGAGAAATAGCTCCGACAGTACCGCCTGTTGGAATTGCGATATTGCCAGAGAAATCCACAAAAAATCTAGCCTTGCACTGGTTAGTCAATCCTCTCAGCGTAATAATTCCGCTTCCCTCTCTGTGCTGAATACAGTTAGAACCTTTAACTGCTGTGTTTGAAAATACTACGTTTCCATTTGCTGCTACAGTCTGAGCAGCTACATTTGTAAATTCTGCCATAAAAAATACTCCTTTCATATCACAAAAGGACAGGTCTCAGCCTGCCCCTCTGTGTAATACGGCATAAGCCGACATCCGAATCGATCGAAAGATACTCTCGATATGAAGTTATCAGCAATTGCATCCAGCGTTACATCCACATCCAGAATATGGGTATGGAGCTGGGACTGCGTAGGACGGCACAGGCATAGGACTTATTCTGCGAATCAGTTCTGCCGTCTGCGCTTCCTGATTTGCCGCAATGTAAGCATTCTGCGCAGACTGAGAAGCAGCAAGCTCAAGTTTCTGAACTTTATCTCTTAAATCTGCGTTTTCTTTTGCACACAGGTAATCAAGAACCGCTCTGGTTCCAGCATTCTGATTGTCAATGATATCTCTTGTGTTGCTGTTCATGGTGTTCTGCAATGCACAGGTATTCTGTGCCATGTTGTAGTTCACGCCCTGGATTGTTTCTCTGGTTTCGCAGCAGCAGTTTGCAAGCTGTGCCTGGAGTGCATTGGTATTCTGCATATTAGCTACAGTGTCAGCATTAATAGCCTGCTGGATTCCGAAACCAGTCTGCATGATGTTTGTGTTGATTCCATTGAATCCGGTAAGCATACCGTTATTCATGGCATAGAAGCCATCACAGAGACCACTGTTGATTCCGTCAAGCTTGCTGATTACTGCGGAATTGTCAAATCCTCTCTGAATGTCTGCCTGAGTAGCTGCTGTGGCCGCATATCCACCGCCATTGCCATTGTTGCCCCAACCATTGTTTCCCCATCCGAAGAAAGCAAAAATGAATAAAACAATAATCCACCAGCTGCCATCTCCGCCAAACATGCCGTCATTATTTCTACCGTTTCCAGTAGCAGCGGCAATATCTGCTA